TTGAACTTGGGGCCAGATCTGCGGCAAAGTGCATGGCAGCTTGCCAAGCGGCGGAGCTTTCGACACCATCTTGAACGCCCCATTGCTCGGCCTTGATATGGTTTGCGTGCAATAGCTTTGCTTGACCTGGTATGCCCGTCAGGTCGATGTATGAACCACCATCATCTATTCCGGTAGCCGCTTCCACAATCTCGTAAGTGCCACCGCCGCCATCTCCGACAGCGTTATAACCGAGAGTTTCGACAAAATCACCAACAGTAATGTTAAAATTCGCAACCATATCCGAAAGTGTTTCAAACGCTTCCGGCCTTGAGCTTGCGCCAACACCACCAGTTCCAGCAACAGCTACCGGATCACCATTTCCATCAAACCCTAAGTATAAACTAGCCCTATTAACTGGAATATCCCCCGCCATAGAGTCGGAAGCAGATACAGTCATAGCCCGCGAAAGTTTTTCATCAAACTCTTGCGCCATTAGAGTCAGCCTATCCAGCGCCGCCTCGTGCGTTTCAGCAGGAAATGCGTCGTTAGCCGCATAATCTGCCCCCTGCGTTTGCGGGATAGCACGTAATATAGTTAGCGTTTCACCACTAACAGGGGATGTAACCATTGTTACAGTGCCGCCAGTTTCGTCGCCGTTATTCGCTACAGTGTAATGCGTTGTTAGGGTTTGCAGTGTTTCAGCGCCCAATGCATCAAGCAGATACACCTGTAGATCGCTATCCGCAAAGAAGCGATAAGGGAACGAAAACGCTGTGGTAATAGCATCACCAAAATATTGTTTACGTGCATCTGTTTTTGCAATGGTCATTTAATCACCTATGATAAAGCCAGTATACCTGTGGCTGTTGTTCCCGTAGCGTAAACCCGCGTTACCCGCATGGGGTGATACCCGTTTGCCGCAGCAACAATAGTTGAGGTGTCACCACCAACCATGTCGACCTTAATATCCCCAGCCACACCTACATAAAGACCCCGCGTTGTTTTCGCTAAGTCATTTGTATCATGAGGGGTTACCTCAGGCGCGTTATCGGCTGGACCTTCCAGCACTCTACGGTAATCCTTGAAATCATCAGACATTTTAGTCTCCTATCTAAAGCCGCCACCTGTTTTCACTACACTGGAAGGCGGTAACCAGTATTGTTGGTTGTTTTCCCGTTCAACACGGCGCTCCATGCGCTTCAAATATCCGGGGTTTAACATCTCCTGCATTTGATACCACAAAAGATAGTCGAATGCACCCTTCACATAAAATAGGTTGGCAAATGGTACGTTTGACTTTGCAAGCCGCAGAACGTCGCCGCGTAAATCCTCCTCGCCACCCTCGACTATACCGCGCGCACGTTGTAGTATATCCACAACATCTGCCAACGTGCCGATACCCGGTCCCGCGAATGTCTCCAGTGTTCCACCACCATAACGTGAGGCATTACCGAACAAGAAGTCTCCATAGATACCAAGCCCCCCGCCCTGCGCCATTGCCGCCACGAATGTTTCTTTTGTTAGTGGTCTAGGCTCGCGGCCCTTCATCATTTCCTTGGCTTGCATTACAAAATAACCAAGCATCGTTGTCCCGACCACAGCATTAACCAGCCCAAGATTCGCGCCCACGCCTTTCGCTAACTGGTCGCGCAACGTCTTGGACCCTGCCCCATAAACCTGCCGCCCTACAACCTTAGACATCGCCGTAACGCCGAACGATTTGAATTGTGTTATAAATCGAATGGCCTCACCCGCTGTTGTTCCGGGACGATAACCACGGCGAAGAATGGCGCGTTCACGCGCACCCGGCGAGGGAACGCTTGCATCAGCTTCCGTTACCATCAAGGCAAACAGGCTTTCACGTACTTGGTCACGTAATTTCTGCTGCTGTGGTTGTGATAACCCGCTAAATGGCTTACCCCGCACACCGTCAACGTCACCCGGCATCATGTAGGTTTTACCGTCCGGCCCTTCTTTAACGGCGAGCCTTGCGACTTCCCATGTTTTTGCGTCAAGCCCATATATGCGAAGCAGCCTTTGCAGGTCGTCAGGGAGTTTATCAAACGCCTTGGTTGAGTTAATAGCCAAATCACGGGCAATCATAAAGGTTGCCCCGCGTTTGTTAGCGTCAGACCAAGGGCCAAGAAGGTTCAACTTGAAGAAGGACGCCATCATTTTGGATGTTCGGCCCGGTATATCATCAGAAGCGTTGAAACGCGCCATAAAGTCGCCTAACTGCCCTTCAAGCCCAACACCGATATAGTCAGCCATTATCCGCTTTTCGCCGCCCTCTAGCCCCTTGAATACAGCGGAAAACGAATCCTGCCATGCGCCCATCATAGAGCGCCCCTGATAAACACGGTTGGTTGCAACAAATGCCACATCTGATAACGCCGAAACCCACGCGGCCCCAAGTTTAGACATTGTTTGCACAGCGCGATAACCTGACATTACACGCGCTACGCCTTGATGCGAACCTAGATTAACATCGCCTGTCACTTCATCCATTGCCGCTTGTAGGGTTAAAGCGTTAACGCCTTCGCGTTTAATCCGTTTGAGTTTCTTGGGGTCTGTGCGGTAGTCCTGTTGAAGCCGTTGCGTCACCCGATCCAGCATGGCTTGCGGGTTGGTGCCAAACTTCTCCATAAGCGCTGTGGATTTGGCAGAACGCATAAGGTCACCCATGAATGCCTCGCGCAAAGAAGCATGGCCGAATTGCTGGTCATAATCAAACCAGTCATCAGCCGAACGGAATTCCAAAACCCTTGATGCGCTTTCCTTCTTGGCAAGATTGCCCGGCCCTCTAAATGCATGGGCAATGTCTGTTTTCTGCGTATCGAGACGAACACCGGATTCAAGCGACGAATATGCGCTGTCAAGAAACTCCTCGCGTTTAGCAACGGGAATATCCATGACTTCCCAATCAAGTTTGGTGCGAACCGCGTCTTTCCAACCTTCGCGCCCGACTTTTGCTATGCGTGCTGGATTGTGGTTCTGTCGTACAACATATCCGGTCTTGCTGCGAATATACGCCCCTGCGCGGTTCTCCCGATCAATTGCGGCGCGTTGATACTTGTGCATTAATGAAGCGATTGACCTCGCGTCGGCGCTGGCCTCCACGCCTTTAGGATTAGGACTATTAAGGTCAGCAAGAACCCGCGATACTTCCCGCGCGAAATTGCCATTCATGGTATTGAATTGTGTTAGAAGATTTCCTTTGCGTAAATCACCAATCAATCCACCTGCGTAAGAATTACCGATAGCGCCCGCCAAAGCATCAACGGAACGGCTTGCGCCCTCAAACGGAGCGTTAACCCCAACAAGCGCAGCCTCCAACCCTAGCGATGGATCATCAGTCATGGAATCAGCCGCACGGACTAGCGACATTAACTCGCTTTCCTTCATTACGTTAATGTAGGCGTTGCGCTTTTCTATCTGTGCGGCAAGCAAGGCTTCTTCGGAAATCAACTGGCCCTTTTCAAACATAGCGGATTCAATGGATTGCACACCCTCTGTAGCCCCGCGTGTTTTGCGAACCTCGTTCAAATCCGCGACAAGCTGTTCGATCTCATCGTCAGACAAGCGCCCTGCATTGGCTTCTGTGATAATATCAACGCATTCATTTGCCATTATGTACGCCCCATACAAATAGATGCAGCCTCGGTAACTTCCGCGTATGCTTTCGCGTGCGCTTCCATTTCGTTAACTTCTGCAATCATTGCCTTCTGTTCCGGAGTTAAGTCGTCAGCTTCTTCCATTTGCTTTATCATAGCGTCATACTTTTGAATATCTTCATTAATAAACGCTTCACTGGCGAAATCATCACCGACAAAATCATTATACGCCTTCGCTGCCGCGTAGTCAGCATACGGATCAGTCTCGGCTTTTTGCGCCAATCCGCTTGCACGTTCTGCCTTAACATCTTTGGAAAGAACCTGTTCTATTGCGTCATCTAGCTCAATTCCGCGAACCGCCATCAAATCCGATATGCTGCCAACCTCTGCATCTGTGGCATCTGTTACACCCAAGCGGCTCAACTCTGCCTTGATGCCATCTTGATCCGCGATGAAAGCTTCTAAATCGGTTCGTGTCTGGTGGAAGTCGCGCCACGCCTGCGCTTTTTGTGTATCGCCCTTACTGAACGCAAATTCACCACCAACCTCAGAACGTAACTTCTCCGTCAGTAACCCAACATCACGGCTTTCAATAAACCCTCCCTGAAATGCTTGGTCAGCCATATCATCTAAGTCAAATCGACTTGTGGGGTTGTTTACCCCGTTATTTCTAGGGGCGGGGTTAATTCCCATGTTTTTTAACTCGTCACGAAACGTCACGGCCTCGTCGTTTATGCCGCCGCTTTTGCGAACAAACTCCATAAGCGTTTGTGGTCTTGCTGGTGGGCGTGCTGTAAGAATTGAAACATCAACGCTTTGATCGTTCACAAACTGTCGAATGGATGTGTCAGCCTCAACACGCGCAGCACGCGCCGCAACTGGGTCAATATCAACCCGTGTAGGCGTTACCTCTGGGGCAATCCTTGCCGCTTCCGGCATATCAACCCGCAAAGGCTCACCGTCAACCCTAGCAACAACATCAACATCAGCCCTTGCAAACACACTGCTAATCGCACCAATGCCACCACCAAACGCAAACCCAAGGCCAACATTCAACAAGGCGTCGGACATTGTGTAATCAAGCTGCTGCTGGCGCGATAATCCATAATAGATAGGCTCGGTCAAAGCCGATCCCACAAAGCCCTCTGTGGCCCCTACAAGCACACGGCCACCAACCTTGCCGAATCTTGCTGTCGCCGCCAAGCGACCACTCACGCCCACCACAGGGATAAACATAGAGCCGACTTCGAGAGGGTCAACAGCCATAGCCGCCAAACCCGCCCCGAACTTTGCTAGTCCCGGCAAAACACCCGCTGGACCCTTGGAAATAATTGATTGACGTATCATCTCGGCACGCTTGTTATCCGCAAGTAGTCGCGCCTCGCCTTCGGTCATAGGACGGTCAAACTTTAGGTTAAGTTCGCCATACAGTTCGTTTAGCGATTCTGGCTGTTGAAGCCTTCCTTCATCAATACTACGTTGTGTTTCCGCCTGAATTTGAACATCGCGTTCTTTTGACAACTCACCAAGCCGCGAGGTTATTTCGTCACGGCGTTCATCTGTTGACCAGTTTAGTTCAGTCTCTAGGTTGCTAACTTCCTGTTGCCTGTCAAATTCCGATTGACGCAAATCAATACGCTGTTGTTCCGTGAAGGCATCAAGACTAGCCCCCGCCTCCGCCCACGATTGCCCAACCAACCCCGTCATCATTGGCGTATCAAACACGGCACCTAAAGACTGACCAAGCGTAACGGTCAGGTCTGCTCCGCCAGCCGCGCGGAGCATCCTGTTATCTGCTAGGGGTCTGACAAGCATGTCCGTCATTAGAATGTTTTCCCTATCATTTCCATAAAGCTAGGGTATTGCTTAGAGGCATCGAATTTCATTTCGTAAAAGCCGCCGCCCTCAACCGTTACAGGCAGGTAATATCCATTAATGTTGTAGTTCAGAACTACCCCGTCACCTGTGGAATTGTTTAGCCACAAACCCTGCTTTTCCAAGTGTGAGATATTCGTTTCTAAATCAGCAAACTCTGGCAAGCGAGGGTCGTCTAAAGGCTGTATTTTAATCCCGCGCAAAACATCTTCGCTCATACCATCGTCTAAAATGTTTCTGTAAACACCAGCATCAATACCAACAGGGACAATAAACTGCATGTTTTCTTCGTTTACCGCTTCTTCGGGGAACATACGGCCAATTATTTGTTCTACAGCATCACTCGGTTCCACACCCACGCCGATGTCCTGCCAAATCATACGGCGGGCAATATCCATATTCTTGTTAAACATGGATAACGCCTGCCCTGTTGGGTCGCCAGCCGTGAATGCAGGCATGTAATCGCCAATAGTTTCTTCTATTTCTCGGTTTGCGTCTGTCACATCCGTAGAAACCAGATTTTCTTTAAGTTCTGTTTCACTAACACCAGCAAGGGAAACAATGCGTGCAGCTAGCCCAGGGTCGTCTGAATGCCGCATAGCCGCTACATATTCAGAAGCAAGCCCAGCTCGTTCCAATTCAGCCACGATACGCGGGGCCGCATCCCCCCATGTCTCTTTGAATTCTTTTAACGACTGCGCCGCAATGTCCGCGCCCATACCATTGAACGACGCTACCATTTGATTGGCCGAGTTTTTGGGCAGAAGGTTCCGCAATTCCGGCGCAATGCCCATGATGTTATATTGTGCCTCAATTGATGCAACGTAGTTTTCAGCCGCAATAGGCTTATCTTCTGCCTCCGATTGGTTGTAGAAATCAAATTGCGTGCTAATAAAGTCGACATTGTTTTGAACGTGATTAGCGGCATCATTTGCAATCTGCTCGTTCCGTTGCTGCACGGCCCCTACATAACTGTTTAGCGCATTAACATCTTCTTGCGTGTGGCCCGGTTCTGCAATAGCGGCTTGCAGCTTTCCAACCTCTACCTCAATCGCGGCCGGCATGGCTGTTGATACAGCGTTGACGTTCTCCGCGTGCATAACGGATTGATTGCGGACCCGCTTTAATTCGGCCGCTTCATCAGCCAAGAACATAGCGTCAATGTTTTCATCTGTGTATTGGCTATCAACTGGCAGCGCACCGTTCGCCGCAACGTAATCCAGCTCCTCGCCTAGACCGTCAAGATAAAGTGTCTGGCTTGCTTTGAGTGCCGCAGCCTCTGCGCTTTCAATCCGGTCTATCCCAGACTGAGACAGCTTCATAAACGAAAGTTTCTGCTCTGGTGTTAAATCAGCATCCCATGTGCCCCCCATAACGGCATCGTTAACAGCCTGTGGGTTGTCAGCCATTTCGCCAGACATAGCAGAGCGAATAAACAGCGAGCGCTCTTTAGGCCCAGCGCCTTCAAGGTAATCAGGAAGCAACGTCGGGTCACTAATCAGAGCGTTCGCCTTTAGTCGGTTAGCCTCCGCGATAGCCGCCGCACTTGCCGCCGCTCGCGCCGATGCTTCCCGTTCCATAGACTTTGTTTGAAGGTTCAGGCGGTATTTATCCATTGCAAGCTGTAACTGTTCACGTCCGCGTTGTGGAGCTTCAGCCATTACTTCCGTAACATATTTGTCATAATCAGACATTATGCCTTCGGTAAACCCATTGCCAGCCGAACCCTTGCGTTCGTTATAAGTGCGCGTCCAGTCTGATTGCGCTGTTGCAAGGATTAGCTCGTTATCAATTGCCGCCTTTTCCTCATAGTATTGCGAAAAGGTATCAGCCGCCATTTTGGTGGCGCTTGCAGCGCGTGCAAGGTTACGAGCAGGGGCGGTGGATACCTGACCAGCCTGCCGCGCTTGAACGCTTATCTGGGGGGTTAGCATTTCAACCATTATATAACCCCGCCAACATTAAGGGGGTCCATTGAGCTGAACCCTTCAACCGCTGCACTAAACACATTCAAGGGGCTTGCGCTCTTGCGTGCCTGCGCCGCTTGGGACTCCGCGCTTTCCCCGCGCTGTTCGCCTTGGAACTCGATTGTCAAAGCGTCTAATTCCTGCGCCACCGCATTTTGGTCTAGCACAGCGAAAGACGTTCCTGATAAAACCCCGCCTTCAGCCATTGCCGCGCGTGATGCTGATTGTTGTTGTCGTGCAACCCTGCGTGTTTTCTCTGCGTTGATATTGGCCGCAACACGTTCTTCGGTCGCTTGCCGCTCGAACTCTGCCGATTGTTCTTTAGCGGCACCCATTTCCGAAACAGCCGACATAACACCAAGAACAGGGGCAGCGATGGTTGCTATTGTTGATAGCGTCGATATGGTTCCAGCCGACGCGCCTAATAAGGGAAGTAATGCAGCCATTACACACCGCCTTTAAGTTTAACATAGATTGAATAATCAAGCCCGTCTGGACCCCACCTACGCGCAACAGGCGTTTCAAGGTAGAATCCAAGTCGTTTAGCCCACGAGTGTCCCGCCTTAAACCCCGCCAAAACACCAACTTCAATACGTGGATAATCGCTTTCGTCAAGTATGCGCTTGATGCCACTTGTTGTTTCATTCGCATGTTTACGCCATGAACGGGACAACCACGCCCATGCAAGCCCACCACCCCACAATTGCGGGAAAACGCCACCAATACCAAGTATCTCACCATCTGCTATCGCCGCGTAGCCACCAAGATCAGCTAATTCATTGGCAATCTCTTGCGTAATCTCAAAGGTTGAATGCACCGCAACTAAATTACGGAGACCCATAACATGCTCTGGCTTAAGGGTTACAAATTCCATTATCTGGCCTCCTGTGTGACAACTTGCGGCATAATAGCCGCCACTATAGCGGGAAACATGGAATTATTAATGTAGTAAATGCGCCCATCTGTTTCGTATCCGGAAGGCCATGACAGCAAAGCATCACCTGTAAACAATGCAGGGGCCGAGCCCATCAAAGTAGCAGGCGCTCGATATGTCAAATCTGGAATATCGTCTGCATTTGTTTTGCTTGGCCCTGCCTGACCTCCAAGCGTGTTAATCACCCTGAACGAACAATCTGTGATGCGCTTGGTTTTGCCTTGTGCTGTTCCATCTGCTGCACCCGCATCAATGCGATTGGTTCCATATGTTGCCGTAAACCTAAGCCCTATTTGCTGAACGCTTGCCGCATTTGCGATTGTTACCTCACCGCCACTAACGGCAACGTCAGGACTTGACGCCCCATCGGCTAGAATCCCAACAACCTCACCTTCAAGATGGTCAAACCCGTAAACAGTTGTTGCCGCTGTGCTGTCATATGTCAGCATGGAATCGCCGTATTTGGCATCCTCTTGCGCATCACCTTCCGCATATTCTTCCTGAATGAACTCAATATAACGCCGCGTTGCTCCGTTAATCGTTCTGGATACAATCAGCCAAACATCATCGCGGAATCCATCTGTTGAAGGTATAACAGACACACTTTCTACTTTAGCATCCGTTCCCCCGATAGGGTGCCTTGCCCATGCACGAACTTGCTGTGTTTGGTCAAACGCGAACGATAGAAGCCCCCCATCCGAACGCATAGCCCACAAGGACTGATAAGGTTCTTCCTGCCGAACCATGCCAGTAATAGAAGGGGCCGCTATATGTGCCGCCCTGACCGTCATGTCAGGCGCTACAAAATTATCTACATCAAACGAGTATTGAATAGACCTAACCTTGCGACCCGACGCTTGCAGGAACAGAACGCTTTCACCAATGCGAATTGAGCGAACAGGTTTTGACCCATACGCTGTTTGCGGCGACACGCGAATATTATTAGGGCCGAACGGTTGCGATGTAGCTGGGGCGTCAACGCTAAATTCTGCCCCGACAGTGTTCACGATTAATGTCGCCCCCTCCGTTAAACTAACAATCTCGTTAGCCTCACTTGATTGGACCGTAACAGAGATAGAGCTTTCCGTTACAACTTCCCCGAAATCATCAACAGAGAAATTCTCGAAATCAGCCGTCTTAGAAAAGTAAAGGTTCTGGCTTTGCCCAAACGTCAGGCGCTCGCGGTAGAAGGTAGCGCAAGTTGGATACCCGTTTGCATCAGACCATGCGCCCTTACGCCATATAGTCGTTGCATTGCCAGAGCCAACTAAGGTTTGCGGTAGTGTTGTTAGAACCGTTGCCGTGGCTGTTGTGCCGCCCTGCGCCGTTATGCGTGCGATGCCGTAACCCGGCGAGGCGTATTCCCATTGAACCCCGCCATCGCTAACAGTTCCGCGCGTATGAGCAGGGATGTCTGTCCCTGACGTTGAAGAATTTGTGGCCTTATATTCCTTGCCCTCTGAACGGACGTAATCACCAGATGTATAAGCCGTTCCAGTCACCCACGGCTCGCTTGACGTTAAAACCTCTTGATCCAAGCGAATCAGTGAACCAATATCATCGGCCACAAAGACAGATGTGCTTGCCGTTAATGTAACTGAACCCGTTCTTGCGGAAGCATACAGCGTCGCGGTTGTGGGATTAATATCCAGCCAAGGACCAGTGTCGGGGTCCAATTCTGTGAACGCCCAGCTTGTCGTGGACGTTCTGGATAACTTACGCGGAGCCAGCACGCCGGAGCGATCCGTAATGTAAAGAATATCGCCAGTCTGCACGAAATCAATATTCAACTCCCCGTCACTCGTTGCCAGCGCCGCCGCCGAATAAGGCGAAACAATCTCATAAGGCTTATCGCCCTGACCGCCGACTGAATATGTTGTGTAACCAGTTCCATCTACATTTGTGCCGTGAATGGTTGTCAGTTCATATGTATTAGCGGTCTTGTTAGCCACCTTGAACCAGCGCCCGTTTAATTCGGTCATGCCGATAACGTCATAGATAAACACATCATCACCATCAACAAAGCTATGGCCTGTGGAGGTTATGACAACAGGGTTTGCAGATGTTGCCCCTGTAATGCCATCAGGCGACCCGGTAACGACCGCTGAGCGGTTTTGGTAGAACCTACAATATAATTCACCAAACTCAATTTGGTAAGCTGTAGACCGCGACCGAATAAACGGAACCAGCCAGGTTCTATCAGTGCTATCCTTAACCTGCCGAATAAAACCAGTGCCACCGCGCTTGATAGCTGGCCCTTGAATGGATGGAATGAAGTTCTCCATCTTGAACGCGGACGCAGAATACCCCTGAATGTCTGTGCGTCCATCAAGTAATGGCGACCATTCACCAGCGTTCAAAGCGTTGATTATTGGTGACGCTTTACCCAACTATCCGGCTCCCCATCCAACGACCAGTAGAGCGGCGACGTGGTGGTCGATATAGCGAGTTAATGCGCCGAGCCTCTGAAAGAGTTTTCTTGTAGGTAAATAGCGCCGCTTCCTTCTTGGAATTGCTTTGCGTTAGTTCCTCGGCGGCGTCAGCAGCTAACCGCGCCGCAAGTGCCTCAACAAACAGCGGGTCAAACGATCCCGCGTCCGTAACTCTCGCTATATATTCATAGTCCAGCGGTGCAGATAAGTTGGTGTGAATGCGCCCCGCGATAATCTCATAAGGTGTCCCCTCTGTTGAAATTCCTGAACTCTCATACATCACGCCAACCGCTTCTGCGCTAATAAACGTGCCACCCACCTTAATGGGGCGAACATCATCTGTTGGTCTGTCATATATCTTTGCGTATCCCCATTCAGGGGTGTCTGTGGATGCAGGAAGTTGCACCCGCCTAACCGCAAAGCGCCACGGATACGCAGACAATTCAGCGTCACGCAGCAGCTCATATCGCGCATTCATAGCACGAGCTGGTTTATTGGCGTCTAATAGGGATGTTATTCGGGTCTCACCCAACATGCTTAAAGCGCGATTAGCTATGTCAACTTCAGAAGCCATTGCAAGCCCTCGTAATGGTGAAAGCCCCACCCCACAAAGGGAAGGGCTAATTCTTAAATGCCGCTATCTTCGCCAACCGCTTGCAGAATGGCGTTGATTGCCATTTCCACGAACTGCCGCTTGTCGATAGCGCCAGCAGTTAGGTTAGTGTCGTCAACAGCCAACTCAATATCCGAGGACGTGGTTGATGTGTCGATGGTAACGTCAGGGGCGGCTTGGCCCCCAACTGCAACACCGTAATAGCGAACAGCCATTATGCACCGCCATCCACATAGGTGACTTCGATAATTATTGTACCAGCGCCCCCCATGTCAGTGGTGATTGTGCCAACAATATCATACCAAACCTGCGGATCAGCAGAGAGGCCAAGGGCTTCCCATAGAGGCTTGTTCTTGTCCTCAATACCGTAAACGCCGGATTCGTGTGCAATGTTGCTGTCAACCAGCACGGAGGTAACAACCGTTGCTGAAGCAAAGTGATCTGCGTCTACAACTGCGCCGCCATTGTCGTCGGTCTGGTATACACCAACGTCCATAGCACCGCCAACTGCAACAGCATCACAAGACAAAAGCACTTGCTTGATTACCGCATTTGAACGGACACGAACGAACCGTAGTTCATCCGCAGCATCTTCGGCAGTCGAAACTTCCAAAGAGCCAGCGCCCGTTGATTTAATTTTAGCATCACTCCAAGGATCGTTTGCCACCCGTGGGGTAGCGGCGCGATTGGAAATGATTGTTGTGTCAACATCAGCCATGATATTACTCCGTACATTCGATTTGGATTACACGGCCCGGCTCAAGACGGGTAGCACCCATAGTCAGCGATGTATAAAGCTGATATGGGACTCCATCAATGTCAGGACGATCGTCAACACGCGCTTTAACATCCGACCAAACGCCAAGATGCACACCGGATTTGACCCACATAGGAACTAAACGGTAGCTAGCATTGGAAGGAACTAAACGCGATACGACAACTTTAACACCAGCGAACTCGGTAATCCGACCGTCACCAGCGAAAACAGGCCCGCCGTTTTTGGTGAAATAGTCAGTATTGATTACCTGCGTTTGACGCTTCAGGTCTTCGTGCTGTTGTGGAGTAATTGCCATACATGGCATCTCCATTTCAGTATCAACATCGTTATCTTCCATGAGGCGAACCGCACGTAGGATTTTATCGACGTTCAAGCCAGTACCGGCAGAAGCACCAATTGCAGCATCAACACGGTGATTTGTCGTGTCAAATGTTTCAGTTGTGCCGCCAGCTTTGCCAGTCTTGGCATCGCCAAAGAACGAGTCAAAAATGATGTTGTCTACTTGGCGACCTGCTGCCTTAATAGCGGCTTGCGCTAGTGGACCCTGTGGGTCAACCATCAAGCGTAGCTTGTCGAAAGTATCAACCATCTGTGGCAGGCTGTAATCAGTAGGGTGAACCCAGCGGCGATCCGTGGCAGCGTCTACACGCGGCATAGGAGCGAACCGAGATACAACTTCCTGCATTTCAACAGCGCCATATTGGTCAACGGGAACAGCGGCCTCGCCCTCGTGCGTATCTTCCGACACGTAAGGACGCATTTTACCGCCTTGGATTTGCAGCAGGTGCGCGACATTAGTCGTATACTGCTGGATAAAGTGGCCAGGAATGTTAACGGACATTTCCGTTCTCCTTGATTGGTTTCAAACAATCGAGATACGGCTTGTCCAATCGGGGCCAACTCTTTGGTTTTAGGCTTCGTCAGCCCCGTTCTTTATCACGGCGTTAAGCGGGGGTTAATCCTTATCCGCATTCTTGGT